ACCCCCTTCACCACCGACCCGGGCACCGTGGTGACCGGGCAGGCGATGATGGTGGGGGTAGCGGCGAATGGTGTACCGAAGGTGACGGCCAGCGAGGTGGGGGTGTTGGCCACGGGGGTGATGTTGATAACCCCCGCCTTCGCTACCAGCGCGGCGGCTGACTGCCCCAGCACCCCGGCGTAGGCGAACTGTCCATCGGTGAACGCTGCGCCCGCCGCGAACGCCTGCCAGGACACGTAGGTGCCGGCAGTGTCGGTGCGGTACACCCACAGCAGGAAGCCCTTGGTTGTGACGTTGGAGACGCTGACGCCCTTGACGGTGGAACCGATCACGGTGGTGTTTGCCGTGACCATCACCTGCGGGATTGTCGGGAACTCCGAGGGGAATGCCACCCACGCCGAGGTCGGGGTGTTGGCAACCGGCTTGACTCGGGCGACCCCGGCCTGCGTGAGCCGGCCGGGGATGATCTGGTTGAGCTTGGCTGCGGTGGCTACCTCGCCGTCGGTGAACGTGTAGGTCATTGGCTCCTCCTAGGCGACAGCGGCCCAGCGGACCGGGAACGCGGCGGTACTGGTGCGGTAGACCCAAACGGTGAAGCCGGTCGTCGAGACGCCCGACACCGATACGCCCAGCACCTCATCGCCGGGGTGGCTGGTGTCCGGTGTAGCGACCACGCGGGGCGTTGTCGTGAACGGCGTACCGAAGGTGACGGCCAGCGAGGTGGGGGTGTTGGCCACCGGGGTCACAGTGACCCCGCCGGACTGCATCGCCCCGCCCTGGTAGGCCGAGGCATTCAGGTCTGCTGCTGTGATCGCCTCCCCTGCCGTCCATGCCGATCCGGGAGTGACGACCGGGCCGAGCGGTGCAGCAAGCCGTCCGCCTCCGACGATTCCCCGAACCGTGTCACCCACGACCAGCAGCCGGTCGCGCAGGTCGGCCGCGGTGGTGAACTGGAGCGTCCACTCGGCAATGCCAAGGGTTTCGATGATCGAGTCGACGACGCCAGTCTCTGTGGTGGATGGCAGTTGCGCGGGAAGGCCGGGAATGTCGAGGACTGCGCCGATGTCGGCAAGTACCATCCGGGTCACGCTCAGCCCATGCTCGGTACCCCCGTCGACGGTGCCGCCCGCGCTGGTGTCGCCGTCAATCGAGCCGTCAGCGCTGATGTCGCCGTCAATGAGTCCCAGGATTACACCGTCCAGCGTGAGGATGTCGAACGGTGCGGCCGGGAACCGAGGCTGCGAGGTCGAGGCTACGGCAACCCAGTCGGACACCGACTGCCCAGCGGATGCAGGCAGCACGCCGGGCAGGTCAGCCTGCCCGGCACCGGTCGAGCTGGTCGCGGTGTAGGTGGTCCCGTCCGGCCACGTCATGACGGCACTCTCCACGTCGCCGGTGGGATCTGCGCCCCACTCGACGGCGGGATCGATCTCAGCAGCCGGTGCGATGACCGGCGTCGGGTTGTAGTCCCACGCCGACACCACGACATTGCCGTCGCCGTCGACGAAGATCCGGGACAGCGACCCTCGCGCGTAGGAGCTGAGCTGATCCAGTGCGGTGGTGCCTTCGAGCTTGGCCATCACCACGGGCTGGTCACTGCCTTGCGTAACGACCGTCACCGGACGTCCCGCCCAGGTCATGACGGCCGCGACAGCCGAGGACATCGTGAACATGACGTACGGCCCGGTCAGGGTGTCGGTGTCGAGGTTGGCGGGGACAGTGCCCGACCACAGGGCCAGGTGCTTGACCTCGCCGTCGTACATGGAGGAGCGGCCCGACTCGACCCACATACCGGCGCCGACGCTCACCAGCGAGTCGTACATGCGGTCGGAGTTGTGGCGCGATCCGGTGGTGCCGGAGCTGCCCAGTTTCACCGTCGAGGACGTGACGGTCAGGGTCTCCATGCCGCCGCCCCACGCGGAGGTAGAGGTCGACATCACGTAATCGATCGGGTCGCCGGAGGAGTCCTGCATGGTCTCGATCGCGGAGAACTTCTTGGTGCTGGAGTCGTACCAGATGCCGACGCTGTAGGAGTCGGTGCCGATCTGCACGACGTAGCCGTCCTTCGGCGCTGTCGCCGGGGTCGGGAACACCGACAGTGACCACGACGTGGGAAGGTCGATGCCCACATTCGTCCGCAGGTAGCCGTCGCGCTTCACGCCATCGGCGAACACGACGCCACCGGCACTGTCGGTGGGCAGCACGACGCCGCCACCGAACGAGATTTCCCCGTCGGAGCCGACCGTGGTCGGGGGCAGCGGAACGCGCGACTGGTTGCCGGACTGCTCGGCGCAGATGTCCGAATCCGTCAGCGGCCAGTAGGCCAGCGGCCCACGGGCTGCCGTGGCCTCAACGGCCACCGAGCGCAGCGTCTTCTCCGCGACCAGGCCGAACACGTCTGTGCAGGACAGGTTCACGACACACTCGGTTGCGGGCCCGTTCAGCCAGGCCAGCGGCTCGGCGTCGACGAAGCCGTAGAAGCGTCCCCGCCACGCCCCGTTGAGGTAGGCGCGCAGCCGGATCGGACGGAACCGGGTCAGGTTCGGGTAGTACGAGCTGGCCGCCCTGCCGGGGGTCAGCGCGCCGTCGTCATTCTCCAGTGTCAGCGTGAACGACCCGGTGGTCACGTCGCCCGCATCTCCGACGCCACGGGTGATCTGCATCGGGGTGCCCCAGTCGGAGAACGCAGCCAGCCGAGAGGTCAGGTCGACCCAGCCCCCACCGATCCACTGTTCGAGGATGACTTCAGGAACACCGGTCACGTCATCCCCTCACGGTCTCAGCGATCCCAGCGGAACTTGCGCCCGTTCGAGCGCCACAGTTTGTAGAGCTCGGATTCGATGTACTTGGCGAACTCCTTGGGCGGCGCCGCCCGACCGGAGAAGTTGGCCTGGATCACAGGGCCACTGCTGCCGCCGGACTGGCCGGCCAGTGCACGGGACTGGCCGTTGCTGTGAACCCGGGAACCGGTAGGCAGCTCCAGCAACTCCGGGCCAGCGTCACCGACCCACGCCATGCCGCCCGGGGTGGACGGGTGGCCAGAGGCGTAGACCGAGATTCGCTTGCCGCCACTGACGCCGATGTCCCGGACCCGGATGCCGTTGATGCCGGTCTTGCGGACGTGGGCGTTGATGTCGATCTTCTTGCCCTTGAGCTTGTCGATCCTCTTCTGGAGCTTGTCGACCTCTTTCGTGTCGCCCTTGGCCTTGGCCTCGACCTGCTTGCCCTTCAAGCCCTTGATCTGCTTGTCGAGTTCCTTCACCTGCTGCTTGGCGATCACGGCGCCGGTGTCGACCTTCGGCTCTCGGGACAGCGCCTCCATGCCGGAAGCGACGGTCTTGAGGGAGGACTCGATCGCGCCGACCTGCTCGGCGGCCTTCGTGGCCCACTCGAAGCCGGGGATCTTGCCGAGCGCCTCAAGCATCATTCGGACGCCACTGACGCCCTGTGCGAAACCGCGCACGAGGAAGGCGAGGCCGGGGAGGACGTACTTGCGGATGATGTCCCACAGTCCACCGAGCGCCGAGCCGACCAGGTCGAACGCTGCCGAGGCACCCTTGGCGACGGCCGGGTTCGCGTCGAGCCAGTCGATCACGCCCTGCCCGGCGTCCATCAGTCCGAGCAGCGCGGGCTGCAGCTTCTCGCCCACCGACTCCTGCAGGTTGCCGAAGGTAGCGGCCAGGATCTTGGACTTCTTCTCGGCTGTCGGGACCGAGTCAGCGAAGCCGCCAACCTTGTCCTTCAGTCCAGCCATGACCTGCGCGTAGTTCTTCGCCGGGTCCTTGGCGTCTTTGAAGTTGATGCCCAGACCCTTGAGCGCCTTGCCCTGGCCCATCACGGCCTTGCCCAGGTCCTTCGCTGCGGTCGGGAGATCCTTCCCGGTCTTCGCTGCGTAGTCCTGCAGTAGCGGGGTCATGGCCATGATCTGCTTGCCGGTCAGCTTGTAGGCGCCGAGCTGAGCCTGGGCCGCCGCGGTGTCGTCGGCGTCGATCCCACGCTTGCGTTCGAGGACGTCGTTGTACTTCCGCATCGATTCGATGCTGACGTTCTGGACCTTGGGGAACCGGCGGTAGGCGTCCTCAAGCTTCTTCTGGCTCTTGTCCGCGTCCTGGAATGCGGCGATCGAGTCGCCGCCGAACTTGACCGCAGCGGCACCGGCTACCAGCAGTCCAGCGGCAATAGCGATGCCGGCGCCCTTGGCCATCCCGCCGAGCTTGCCGAGCTTGCCGTGGGTCTTGCCCGCCTCGTTGCCGACGCCCTTCAGCGCCTTCGATGCGGTCTTGTCCTGACCGAGCAGGACGAGCTTGAGGGCGGTGTCAGCCATTGCGTGCCGCCTCCCTCTTATGCTCGTCGATCGCATCGCGGTAGGCGTGCCAGTCGCGCACGGCCACACCTTCGATGTCTGCCCGCTTGAGGTTGAGCAGGATCAGCGCCGAGACGATCCGCTCATCGATCTGTTCCTCGGCGGTCTGGGTGCGCCGCTGCCGCCACCGTCCTGCCGGGATTACGGGGCGGCCGGGTCTTTTCCCGCGGACTCCTCGTCAGACCAGAAGTCCAGCTGCTCCCAGTTCCAACGGCCGATCGCGTCGGCCAGCGAGATCTCCTCGCCTGCGCCGACCTTCGCGGCCCAGATCGTGATGGAGAGCGAGAGCTTGAACTGCGGGTGCTTCTGCTGTGCCTGCCAGTCGGGCAGGGAGTTGATCTCCTCTGCGATGGCGAGGATGTCGTCCCACGTCTTCGCGTCGGTGTACTCCTTGCCGCCTCCGGAGAGCCAGTGCTCGACCCGGATCTGTTCCCGCACCTGGATCATGTCCAGCGGGAACCACTCGTAGCGGGTGCCGTCGAGAATGAATCCAGCGCTCATAGTTCAAGCTCCTTCATGATGTCGGTGATGACCGCGTTGAACTTCAGCGCGACGCTCTCCGGGATGTGCTGAAGCGCCTCGTCGAACGCCTCGGCGGGGACCTTCTGGTTGACCCAGGCCCACTGCCTCACGGTGTTGGACGACGTCTTGATGCCCTTCTTGGTGGCCGTCGCCTTGGTGAAGGTGCGGGTCCGCTCGGGATCGGCGAACACTGGGTGCCGCAACATGCCCCGGTTGAGCAGGGACAGTTGTGACTTCTTCTTGGAGCCCAGCCAGAGGTTGACGCCAGATGGACGCGCCGAGGTTGAGATCGGCGAACTGCCCTTGAGGTACGCCTGCAGCCCGCCGCGCTTCGGCATCTTCTCGATGCCGTACTCCAGGACGTGGCGACCCAGCGGCGGCGCGGCCTCCCGCAATCGCTTGCGGTAGATCCGCGCCACCTTCTTGTCGATGTCCTTGAGCTTCGCCTGCAGCCGCTGGTAGTCCTCGGCCGAGACGTACTCAGCCATGGCTAGAGCGCGGTGTCGAGGGTGCGCTGCGAGATTGCGAGCAGCGGGTTCGTGTCGTTCTCCAGCGCCTTGAAGTTGCAGGAGGCGACCGTGACGTCGGCGTTCGGCTTCGGCAGCTCACCCTCCAGCCGGAGGTTCGCGACCGCAACCTGCAGGGTCGCCTTGCCGACGCTCAAGGTTTCGGCCTCGAAGTTGAGGACCAGCGTCAGGTCGGTGTCGGCGAGGTAGCCGTCCCGGTAGACGACGTCGGTGTACTCGATGCCGACCGTGCCCGTAACCGCAGCAATGCCGGGGACCGGGATGTTCTTCCGGCCACCGGTGCCGAACACGAACCGGGAGATGTTGGCGTTGCGGGCAACCTCGAGGCTCCAGTTCGTCACGTTCGCCAGGGCCGTGCCGCCGGTCGCCAGCGCGGTCGTGGTGGCCGGGGTGTACGTGCCGCCGAAGACCGAGGCGCCGGCGAAGCTGAACAGGCCGGCGGTGGTCGGCGGACCGGAGTAGGTGGCCAGCGCAGTGGCGGTCAGCATGTCCCGGGCGTCGACGTCGAACTTCAGCTGGAGGAGTCCGGCGTTGTCCATGCTCAGTCCCCACGAGGGGACGACGCAGCCGTTGTACGTCATCGGATCGATGGTGGTCGAGCCGTCGACGCCGATACGCGGGATGCCCTGCTGCATCGTGAACGGCTTGAGCACTCCGCCGAGGATGTGGTTCACCTGGTACACCGCGCCGGAGACGACGGTGTTGGCGGGGGTGCCACCCATCAGCTTGTTGAGCAGGTAGCCGAACCCGCGGCTCAGGACCTCGGTGTTGAAGCTGCCTCCGTAGTCGAAGTTCGGGGTCGCGCGGCGGGACCGGCGGTCACCGACCTGACCTGGACGAAGGGACTCGCCCTGCACCCGGTTGGGCCGGAAGTCCATGCCATCGCCGGGCTTGTGCTCGAAGCCACGGGTCACCGTCACGGGGGTGCCGTAGGTGGACTCGTCGCCGAGCATCAGCTGGTAGTCGAGAACGCTGCTCATCTCTTACTCCTTGGGCTTCTGCGGCGTCTGCCGCGGGGCGGGCTTCTTGACAGTGAGGGCCACGCCCTGCGACTGGAGGTCGGCCGCGATCGCGGCGGGAACTTCTGCGGTGTCCCCGGCCTTCACGCCAGACAGCCCCAACGTGGGGAAGTCCCGCGGATCCGGGTTGGTGAACTTGATCTTCACGGGGTCACTCCTTGAGTTGGGCTTCGAAGTCGACGGAGAAGCGGATCGCACAGGCGGCACTGCGGGAGGACTGCACCTGGTCGGGAAGGCCGCCGGTGAACGAGGTCGAGATCAGCCCATCGACGCCGCCCAGTCTCGTGTCGTTCTTGAGGATGCGCTGGACTGCGGCGATGGTCGCGAACGCCCCCTGGCGGGCCGCCATCTGGTCACCAGAGCCGTCGTAGCTCAGTGCGATGCAGTTGACCGTCCCCGACTCCCTGCGGCCCGCAGTGGTCGACATGTTCCAGACCTGGTCGAACTTCCCGGCGTCGGAGTCGTCGCGTCGGGGGTCGCCCATGCCGATGAACAGGTAGTGCTCGGCGTCGTCACCCTCAGGGCCCGGGCCATCGATGACGGCCCGGTCGGGGAGGGCTGCAGTGCAGAGCTCGAGGAGGGCGTCGACCACGTCCGGCCAGATCGAGACGTCAGCCATTGCCGATCGCCCCTCGGATGATCAGGTAGTCGTGACCGACGTCGAGCGCGGCGTCCGGGATGAGGAAGCCGATGCCGGTGATAGGGTCGTCGGCGGAGATGTTGAACCGCTTGGCCACCCGCAGGTACTGCTGGCTGATCAGCTTGGCCATCACGCGCGCCCAGGCCGGGGCCTTGGCATCAGTGACGGTGTCGTCGAAGTAGCCGGTCTGGTAGCTGACTGAGAGGTCGGCATAGATCGGCGTCCGGACCCTGTGCTTGAGCACCTGACCCTCGGCGATCCAGTCCGTGAGGAGGTAGGGGGTGGCCGGGTAGAAAGCACTCACGTCGGTGAGTCCGCGCGTCACGCGGTAGCGCAGGCAGACCTCGTCAGCGCCGGACACCTCGACGCGCTCGCCGGCGATGGCGGCCCACGCGATCGGGCCGCAGAGCTCCTCGACCTTCTGGCAGGCGATCTCCGCGGCGTCCTCGAACTTGTCCTGGTCGAAAGCCTGCTTGGCGCCGGCAGTGCCCCGCAGGTCCTCCGCTGTGATCCATGCCATGGAGGCCTCCTAAGCCGAAGGCCCGGGGCCGGCGCTCCGTGGGCGCCGGCCCCGGGGTGGGGATCGGATCAGGCGGTGGGCGTGGTCTTGAACGCCTTGAACGCGTTGGCGTCCTGCAGGGTGCCGTCCCAGCGATCGAAGGCGATAAACCCGACCTGGGCGTTCTCTGCGTAGCGCTCCGCCAGGCGGAGCAGGATCGCCGAGCCGGTCACGTTGCGCGTGACGTAGGCGGTGCGGATGTCGCCGTAGCCGAGGCTCAGGCTGTTCTGCGCCAGGGTGGCCATGTCGTTGTTCACGATGGCCGGGCGACCGAGCAGCATGTCCGGGGCACCGACCTGCACCGACGGCTGCCAGATGGGCAGGCCGGTGGTGTCCTTCAGCTTCCGGATCGCCTTGCGAACGCTCTGGTGCATCATGAACTTGGCATTCGGGCTGTTGCCGTAGGCCGGGTCGAGCGACTCCTGCAGGTCGATCAGGTCGTCGTAGGCGATGCCCTTGGTGGTGGCGATCGAGCCAGACCCGGTGACGCCGATGGTCGCGGAGACCATGATGCCGTCGGGGGTGGTGGTACCGGCGCCGACCGTGAACTTCGAGGACAGGATGCGGCCGATCCGCTCGCCGAGCTTGCGGGCCAGCCACTGCTCGGAGACGGTCGAGTCCTGCAGGAACTGCAGCGAGGCCAGGACGATCTTGCTGGAGAACATGTAGGCGTCGAGCTGGCTCTGCGTGAACGCCAGATCCTGCGCCGTGGCCGGGGAGTTCTCACCGAGCTGCTCACCGATGTTGCCGGTGTCGTCGTTGCCGGGCCACGGCATGGTGGCGCCGGACTCGGTGGAGATGAACTCCGACTCGGTGAGCATGGTGCCGAACGCCTTCATGGTCTCGACCATGACGGCCCGGAATGCGGGCGGGACGGTGAAGCCACCGGCCGAGCCGGTGCCGACCGCCGCGGCGTTCTTGACTTCCTGACGACGGGCGGCCATCAGCTGGCGGCCCTCGGTGCCCATGTCGGCCATGCCGAAACGCATGAACTCGTTGAAGGTCTCGGAGTAGGCCTCGTCGTCGCCGGACTCGGCGTGCGGTGCCGCGTCGCCGGGCAGCATGTCGAAGGTCTTCGACAGCTTGGCGTCGAGCGCCTCGTTCTTCTCGATCCGCTCGACCCGGTCGCCGATGCTGTCGACGCTGGTCTCCAGGCGGTCGTAGGTCTGACGCTCCTCTGCGGTCAGGTCGCGATCCTCGCGCTCGGCGAGGTCGATGAGGTCTCGCATCTGGCGAGCTTCGGTTGCCCGCTGCTCGCGGAGCTTGATCGTGTTAGCCACGGTGTTCCTTCCTTCCGCCCATGCGGGCATTCCCGGGTGGCCTGTTGCTGCCCGGGTGGTCTGGTTGTTGGGTTGGCTCAGGAGAGCCGGTGCGCCTTGTCGTTCACGTTCTGGCGGTCACGCAGGCGCTGCGGGAAACCACCCTTGGCGGCAATCAGCGGCGCCGGTGCCTCGTCCCTGTTGGAGTACTTCCACTCAGGCAGGGCGTTCTTGGCGTCGGGCGCGTCGGCAGGTTCGCCGGCGATCGAGTCGGCCAGGCCTGTATCGAGCGCCTCCTGTGCGGAGTACCAGGACTCGGCGAGCATCGCGGTCCGCCAGTCCTCGGTGGTGCCGCCGGCCTTCGCCGCGTAGATGCTGGCGATATTGTTGCTCAGCCGGTCGAGCAGGTCGCCGGCCTTGCGCATGTCGGTGGCGTCGCCGATGGTGATGCCCCACGCGTCGTGGATCATCAGCTGCGAGTTCTCGCCCATGATCAGCTCGTCGGCGCCGGCAGCCAGGAAGCTGGCAGCAGAGGCGGCCAGCCCGTCGACCACGGCCACCACGTTGGCCGGGTGGGCGCGCAGCTGGTTGAGGATCGCGACTGCCTCGAAGACCTCGCCTCCGGGGCTGTTGATGTGCAGCCGGATGGTGCTGGTCTCGGTGGGCAGCTGCGCGAGGACGGTGGCGAACTCCTTCGAGCTCACACCCCAGTCGCCACCCCAGCTGTCGATCGGGTCGTACAGCCGGAGCACGACCTCGCCGGGGACGTCGCCCTCGGCCGGCGGCACGTAGTTGAGCACCGAGGCCCGGGTGCCCGGCTCGGGGATCGCGTTGCGGAAGCGGTAGCGGTCAGCCATGTCAGGCTCCTGTCGTGGGATCGGTCGCACCGAGGGCGACCATGTTGAGGGGGACGTAATGGGCGTCGCCACCGGTGACCGGGGGCATGTCCTCGAAGCGGAGGATGTCGTTGATCGACAGGGCGCCGATCATCCACATCTCGCGGTAGAAGGCCGAGCGTGCCGCCGAGTCGCCGCGTAGCAGGCCCTCGACGCCGAACTTGGCGTAGGCCGGCTCGGGGGGCAGGAGCTTGGTGAACCGCTGCTCGAACCGCTCCAGCCAGGACGAGAGCGTGAACTTCAGGAACCCGATCTGCTGCTGCTCGATGCCGGTGCCCCAGCTCGTCGACTTCTCGGTCGAGTTGAGCATGAATGAAGGCACGCCATACCAGCGCCCGACCTCGTCGATCTGGAAGGTGCGGGACTGGAGGAACTGCGCGTCCTCGGGTGGGATCGTCAGCTGCTGGTACTTCAGGCCGCCGTCGAGGAAGATCGTCTCGAACGCCTTGTCCAGGCCTTGGCGCTTCTGCTTCCACTGGGCACTGAGCGCCTTCATCTGGGGATCGCCGAGTGACTTCTCGGTGGTCACGATGCCGGTCGACAGGGCGCCGTTCGCGAACAGCCGGGCGCCGAACTCCTCGGCAGCGAGAGCCAGTCCGAGACCCTGACGTGCAGCCTTGATCGCACTCATGCCCTTGATGCCATCGAAGCCGAAGCCGGGGATGTGCAGGATTCGGGCGCGTGGGTTCTTCTGGCTCAGGTCCGCATCGAACAGCGGGCCGGGGATCGTCTCGACCTCGTAGAACTTGATGCCGTTCTTGCGGTCCGGCTTCACGGTCGACGGGTGCAGGGGCAGCAGGTAGGGCTTCCCGTTCCCGTCGTAGGTGAGCAGGCAGTAGGCGTTGCCCCACAGCAGCACGTGGCCGAGCAGCAGCTCCATCCACTCAAAGCGGGTCATGTCGGGGTGTGGATTGCTGAGCAGCATTGCCGCCCGGCTGCCCGGGGGCATTTGCTCGCGCGCATCGCCTACGGTCTTGTAGGCGTGCAGCGGGAGCGCCGCGATCGTGCCGGCGATCAGGTTTACCGCACGCCATACGGCGGCGATGGTGAGCGACTTCTTCTCGTCGACGAACGGGCCGGCATTCGTGGGCAGGCCGTTGAACAGCTTGCCGACCTCGGCGGAGGAGATCGGGGTTGCGGGGTTCTCCAGCGAGTTGCGGACGAGCGGTGCGAATCGGGTCACGAGACCTCACCCCCTTCGGGCTTCTCGGGCTTCGGTGGGGTGAGGGCTGCGGTGCGGATCAGGATGACGCCGGCGACGATGGCCAGCACGGCGCCGACCATGAGGGACCAGGGCCAGCCGAGCAGGACGCCGGCGGCGACCATGGCAGCAATGCCGCCGATGATCACCAGCGCGATTCCGAGGTCTTCCACTGCGGCCTCCTTCACCAGATGTGGGGGCCGGACTCACCGACCCCGGACAATGCGGCGGTCATCGCCACGACAGGACCGATCTCGCCGTCGGACTTTCGACGACCCCACCGGTTACGTTCCTCACCGACACTGACCAGCACCGCGGAGGCGACGGCCAGATCGAGCTCGACCTGGCCCAGGTGGACCAGCTCGTCCATCGCGATCGCGTCGACCGTGTCGGCCACGGCCTCGGGCCAGTCGCCCGGCTGGATGTACTCGACCCGGAAGCCGAGCGACTCCAGCCGTGGGCCGAAGGTCTCGGCCTGGCTCTTGGCGAGGATGCGGACACGGGCACCGGGGAATGCCTTGGCCAGCTTCTTGAACCGCGGCAGCAACCACGTAGTGCCGGGTCGGTGGTCGAGGCTCAGCTCGCCGTCCTTGCCCTTGCGGGTCGTCAGCTCGACATGCTTCTTGCCGTCAGGGTTCAGGCCGGACGCCATGATCGAGGACCACGACCGGACCGGGTTGACGTCCAGGCCGAAGACAACTTCGCCGACGATGTTGGAATGGAGCGCCACCTCGGCGCGTTCCGGGTCGGTGGCGTCCGGCCCGAGTTCCTTCCATGCGTCCTCGTCGATACCGACCAGCGCGTCATCCCCGGTCGGCTCATCCCAGTAGCCGAGCCGTTCCCGGCCGAACTCGCCGGGGTCGAGCGAGCGCCGCTCGTCCCGGACGTACTGGATCGTGATGCGGCCGCGGTGCAGGCCGACACTGCCGCGCCACCATCGGGGCTCGTCGTCGTAGCGGCAGCCGGTCACCTGACCGTAGATGTGCGTGCACTCCGGCCCGGCCGCGCACTCGCCGCCGAGGTCGTCACAGAACTCCATGTAGAACAACCGGGGCTCGGCGGCCAGGTCCATCGCGCGTCCGCGGTCCCGCAGCGAGCGAGCTCGAGCGGATCCGCCCAGCCCGGCCGACGTGGCACCCAGTCGCTGCGCGTCGGGGAACGTCGACATGGCGGGCATCAGGGTGCCCTCGTGGGTCTTGGTGACGTACAGGTACTCGTCCCAGATCTGCTTGGCGGACTTGCGCCCACGGCCTGCCCGGGTCGAGCGGGTGACGAACGGGAAGTGGCGGCCGCGGTTGTACTGGCCACCCTTCAGGATGATGTCTTCGGAACCCTCGCCGTCCTTCACCTGCAGCACGTGACGGCTCAGGGTCGGGGTTCCCTCGATCCGGCCGGCCAGATCCTCGAAGTTCTCCCGGGCCGTCTTGTGCTGGTGTGCCGACCATGTCGCCGCCGGCTCGCAGGTGACGAACATCCAGCCGAGGAACACCTGCTCACACAGCACCGACTTGAACGTCTGCCGGCCACCGACCACCAGGCCCTCGAACACCACCGGCAACCCGCGCCGCTCGCCGAACATCGCATCGATGCCCAGCTGCTGCTCGAGGTCGGGCGGGATCTCGGCGACCGCCGCAATGTCGGCCACCTTCGGGCCGAGCGTGTAGTCCCACGGCGGGGTCAGGAGGAAGGCGGGCTGCAGGAGGTCAGGTGCCGGCATTGGCGTACTGCTGCCGGATCGCGATGACGTCGGCCTGCACCGTGCCGACCAGGTCGTTCTCGGCGTCGGGCGCCTTCTCGCGCAGGGCAGCCGCGGTCAGGAGCAGCAGCTGCTTGGAGGCGGCGACCAGGCCTGCGCTCGTGTCGTTGCCGGAGTCGATGCGACGGGCGAGAATGACGGCCTGCTGGCCGACCGAGGTGTCGAGCGCGTCGCCGAGTTCACGGGTGAGGGTCTTCTCGACCCCGCCGGCGCCGGGATTCGGGGGCGTCCGCGGGGCCTTCACGGATGCCTTACGACCTACAATCGACACGACCGTCGCGTCGGCAGTTAGCTGGGCGTTGGCGGCGTTCCGCGCCTTCGCCTTGGTTGCCGCCGACCGGCAGACGTCCGAGCAGAATCGGGCGGTCGATCGCTGGGCGAGGTACTCATTGCCGCACTGCTCGCAGGCCTTCAACATTCCGGCCTCCCCGTGGGTTCGCTAGAGGTTCGGTAAACCTGGGCAGGCCCGATCTGGTGGGTTCGGTAAGGCTTTGGTTCGTCTGGATGTTCCTTCG